CCTACTCCTAATCCACTTTAATTCCATGTTAAGATGCATCCACGCCAATCGGGCGTTTACTTGAAAGACCAAAATGAACTTCTTCAAAACACAACCTAACCCACACGCTCCAGTCCACATCATCGTTGTGGAGATCAGCGACAAGACTCAGCACACAGACGGCTGGGTATCACGCAATGACTTCAAAACATTTGAGCAGGCTGAAGAGGTGGCAGAAGCCGCCAGCCGTTTCGAGGGTGTGGACTACATCGCTACTGACTCTGGCGCATATTGCTCACCACGTTACGACGTGATCAAGGCTCCTCAGCACTTGGCTCCAGTTTCCTACTGCTTCAATGGCGACTACTACCCTTGCGGACACATCAAGTCCATTAGCAAGACCATGAAGAAAATCACCACCACCACAGGCAAGACCTTCTACCGTCGTCGCAACACAGGTTGCTGGTTGGCTAACGGTACATGGTCAATGGTTGAAGGTCACATCGAACAACGCAACCCAAGCTTCTGAAGGAACCATCATGACAAACGAAATCGAAACATCATTCAACACCGAGGCAGAAGTGCGCATCAGCGCCGACCAATACGAGGGGGGCGTCTGGCTCTCCCTGCAAGGTCGCCGCTCAATGATGAGCGTTCCAATGACCCGCGCCGAAGCTGAACAGCTTTTGGCTAACCTGCAAATTGTCCTTGCCCAAGAGGTGCCAGCATGAGCGAGACCAACATGAGCCCATACATCAAAGGATTCAACGCAGGTGTGGACTGCGTTCTGACCGAAATTGAGCGCCTCGAGAAAACAGGCTCTCTAAGCCTCGATCAACTCCTCAAGCACCTTGACCCTCAGCGCGACCAGAACGCGGCTCCAAAGCCCGATAAAGGGGCTCCATGAGCATGGCTGTGATTAAGAGCGTACGTGTTGCGCTCCGCGGAATACCTGATGGCATGACCTTGGAGGAACTAGCGGATCTGCTCAATAGACCAAGAACTAACGTCAGGAAGGTTCTAAAGAACATGCCAGACGTGTACATAGATCGATGGGAAGCGGCACCAAGGGGGCAGTACAAAGCCGTCTGGTGTGCCTGCATCCCTCCAACTGATTGTCCAAGACCTGAAGGGATGAGTAATGAACGCGATTGAATGCTCTATATGCAGATGTGACTTCACGAATGACGAGGGTGGGGCTGAGGGGTTGATCGGTATGATCCCTGCCAACTTCTGCCCAACTTGTTTAGCTGGTGTCTACGATATGGTGGAGCAAAGCACAGACAAACCTGAATGGGAAAGCCTTACTGACGAGGAGATTCAGAAAGCTTTAGGTGTAACTGCTGAGAGCTCCAACTGGAACATGATCATGGTGCTAGAGTGGGCAAAGAAGATTGAAGCCGCCCTGCTGGAGAAAAACACATGAGCGAAGCAGAACTGAACATTTGGGAGAAGGCGCTAGGTTGGCGCAAGAGGCAAATGATCCAACGCCAGCTCGATCCCATCACAAGCAAGATCAGGAACGACACCTTGGAAGAGGTAGCGCTCGAGTTCGATAAAATGCGCAATGGTGGGGATACCACAGCAAGCTTTGCCGCATACGTGCGAGGACTCAAGAAATGAAACGAGTGGCAATACTGTGCCCAGCCTACGACGGTAAGGTTGTGTGTGACTTCAGCATCAGCATGGCTGTTCTGTTTCAAAGGGCGGCTGTAGAGCGTCCTGACCTGCACATGAACCTGTACTTCTGGATGGGTGAGGCGCTTCTGCAAAAAGCCCGAAGCAACCTGTTCTGTGACGCCTACGACAACGGATTCGACGAGATTGTGTTCATTGACGCAGATCAAGGGTTCAGCGCAGATGCGTTCTTTGACCTTATAGACCATGACGTAGACGTTGTAGGGATACCTGTGGTCATGAAGACTGATGAAGAGCGGTACAACATTCGCCCAGAGGATCCCGCCAAACACAAATGGGATCCACAAACCAAGCTACTCGAGGTGGAATGTATTGGGACTGGGTTTATCAAGCTCTCACGCAAAGCTATGAAGATCTTGTGGGACAAGGGAACGCCCTACTACGACGGCAAGGACAGAAGACTGATCTGCGACATTCAAATCATCAATGGTGGAATGATCTCTGAGGATGTGCAGATTTGTAAGAAGCTCACGGACGAGGGATTGAAGATCTACGTAGACATACGCCACACCTGCACTCATTTTGGAGTAAAAAAGTACTCAGGCGATTACCAAATGAAATATGCCAAAACAGTCCTTGATGGGATATTGGGGAAGAGCGAATGACAGAGCAGATATGGGAAGCTGACTGGATCAGCGAGAACCCTGAGCTGGCAAACAAAGCTATCACAGAGCTTCAGGCTCAGGTGCAGGAGCTTGAGTCAAAGCTTAAACACGCGAACAACAAAGTCGCAAAACTTGACGCACAAAACCAAGAATACAAGCTCACCATCAAGGACATGGATCGAAGGATCATGAAGGGATTGAAGTAGAGACGTTGCACACACACACAAAGATCCGTTAAACTTTGCGTTAAAGGAGTCCAGTGATGGCAAAGAAACCAAAAGATCTTTCCAGCGACACAGTCGCCGATGTGACAGGTGAGCCGCAAACAAAGAAAGAGCCAACAATAGGCAGACCTTCCATATACACGGAAGAGCTTGCTCACGAAATATGTGTAAGGCTAGGACTAGGGGAGAGTCTACGTAAGATCTGCTTAGATGAGCGTATCCCAAGCATGGCGACGGTGATGACTTGGTTGACCAAGAAGCCTGAGTTTCTTGAGCAATACACACGTGCGCGTGAAATTCAAGCTGAGACGCAGTTCGATGAATTGATCGACATTGTTGACCAACCACCTGAGCTGAGCCACATAACCGACAAGAATGGTGAGCTGGTCGAGGTCAAGTTCGACTCCTCCTACGTGGCATGGATGAAGCTACGGGTCGACACCCGCAAGTGGACAGCCGCTCGTATGGCTCCTAAGAAGTACGGTGAGCAGAAGACGCCAGAACAGGTGCACGACATGACTGTCATTGATGTGAACGTCAGGGACATGATGGACGTGGCTGTCAAGCGCTTAGAGCTGATCAGGATCGCTGAATGAGTGCTGTCATTGAACAGGACATTCTGGACATCCTGCAAGACGGTGAGCTTCGGAAGAGTCTCGGCCCGTACCACGGAGCCGCCTACGCCACACGCATCAAATGGCTCTCAGGAGCGTTCAATCACCAGAAGTTACCGCAGGGTACTTGGTGGAGTATTTGGTTAATGCTGGCGGGGAGGGGTGCCGGGAAGACCCGTACAGCCGCGGAGCAACTTTGGTGGTGGGCATGGGAGAACCCCAACACCCGCTGGCTTGTCTCCGCTCCCACGTCTATGGACGTCCGTGGAACCTGCTTTGAGGGTGAGTCAGGACTGATCGCTGTCATTCCACCTGCATTGATTCGAGACTACAACAAAGCCCTGCACGAGATTGTGTTGGTCAATGGGAGCCTGATCAAAGGGATCAGCGCCAGCGAACCTGATCGCTTCCGTGGTGGTCAGTACCATGGTGCATGGTTAGACGAGCTTGCCGCATGGGACTACATCGACGAGGCTTGGTACAACATCCAGTTCGCTGTGCGTCTCAAGAAGGCTGATGGCAGGACACAGATCATTGCCACGACCACCCCACGACCCAAAGACCTGATCGTAGAGCTAGTAGGGCGTGAAGGAGAGGACGTAGCACTGACCACGGCGTCTACCTACGTGAACCTAGCTAACCTCGCTCCTAGCTTCCAGAAGCAGATCCTCAGCTATGAAGGAACCACGATAGGCCGTCAAGAGATCCACGCAGAGCTCATAGATCCCGAGGAATCAGGGATCGTCAAGCGCGAGATGTTCAAGCTGTGGGCACCAAACAAGGCGTTCCCTAAGTTCGAGTACATCGTGCAGAGCTATGACTGCGCAACCTCAGAGAAGACAGCCAATGACCCAACCGCGGCTATCACGTTTGGCATCTTCAAGCCACTGGATGGGCCCATGTCCGCCATGGTCATCGACTGCTGGCAAGACCGCCTGCAATACCCAGACCTGCGCCCCAAGGTGATTGAGGAGTACGACGTGGTTTATGGTGAGGGGAAGGACAAGAAGCGCGTAGACCTGATCCTCGTGGAGGACAAGTCCGCAGGTATCAGCCTGATCCAAGACCTGCAACGTGCGCATATGCCTGTGAGGGCGTATAACCCCGGCAAAGCGGACAAGCTCCAACGCCTTAATATCGTGTCCAACATCATCGCCGCTGGGCGCGTCTGGATCCCTGAGAGCAGTGTCAGGAAGGGTTACGTCAAGGACTGGGCTGAGGGATTCGTCTCCCAGATCTGCTCCTTCCCTGACTCGACCCATGACGACTTCGTAGACGCCTGCACCCAAGGGCTACGGTTCCTGCGTGACGCTGGTTGGCTTGACATCGACGGAGCTCCAAGGGACGACTACGACATGGACGACTACATTGACAGTGGCATGGCTAAGAAGCGTGAGAACCCCTACGCCGCATGAGAGTCGCCTACATCACCCCATACTACAAGGAAGACCCAGAGGTTCTGGAGAGGTGCGTCAAGAGCGTGGAAGCCCAGACCATTAAGAGCGACCACTTCCTCATCAGCGACGGTCACCCACAGGATTGGATTGCCAGCAGGGTGGCAAGGCACATCCCACTTGGCAAGTCCCATGGCGACTATGGGAATACCCCTCGAGGGATCGGTGCTCAGCTTGCCGTCAGTGAGGGATACGACGCGATTGGGTTTCTCGATGCTGACAACTGGCTCGACCCTGACCACACCAAGGAGTGCCTGACCACAGCAATTGGGAACTACGGCTCACCAGTGAATTGCGACTACGTGGTAGCTAGGCGTAGGTTTGTTCGCCCTGACATGACTGTGCTAAACATGCCAGACGACAGCTCATTGATCGACACAAGCTGTTTCTTTTTCCTGCGTGGAGCTTTCCCTATGCTCCCAACGTGGAACCTGATGCCCAAAGAGTTCTCGAACATAGGTGACAGGATCTTTGGCAAGCGCATACGTGAGGCAGGACTGAATAGCGCCAGCAACAAAGCCGTGACCGTGAACTACCTGAACCTGTGGGCAAGCTCGTACCACGCCATGAATGAGACCCCTCCCCTTGAAGCTAAGCCTAACGTGGATGGCGGGAGCGGGTACAGATGGTTAGCTGAGCTAGACGGCAGGAACAAGGAGCTGGTACACAGATTGGTGGGATCAGATCTATGATGGACGAACGCCCACACCCAAGGTATCATTGGGACAACAGCAACTCAGCAGGGTAAGCCATGGCTGATCTAAACAAACCAGCGTTCTATCCCCGTGTTGGGAACATCACACCTAAACCTCGCACGCCTTTAGCGCAGACCGAGGTGAGGGAGCAACCCCTTGACCCCATCATGCGGGTGTTCAAGGATCTGATGGACAGATCGTCTGAGATGTTAGACAAGTCCAAGGTCACACCCTATGACGTAACCAAGGGTCTGATCAACGCTATCCCGTTTCAGGGCGAGCGCTTTGCTAAGGACTTTGAGCAGTCAACCATGCCAGTCCCTACAGGGTTTGGTCTGCTCCCCACAGCTTCCCCTGAAGGGTTAGACACCAGCGGTATGGGTATGCAGTCCGTTCGTGTACCCACAAAGGAAGCACTGAATGAGCTGAAGTGGTCTGACTTGGTCGGTACTGCTGGCGCTTCCCGCATGTTCGAGGCGTTAGGTCAGAACAGAACCCCTGAGTTCTTTGACGCGCTCGATGCTACAGCGCTAGGTCTAGGTGGTCTGAGCGCCGCTAGAGCCGCTCCAAAGGTCGCTAAGGCTGTTGGTGAGGTTGCTAAGACCGTAGGGATGGGTGGACTCGAGATGATCGACCGCGGGATGTTTGGGGAAGGCCCACTCCGTAACTTCGTACCCCAACACAAGTTTGTGGTTAAGCCTAAAGGCGGGAACTGGTTTGACGATAACTTAAACAGGTCAGTCCAAGATTTAAAGAAAAGTGATAGAGGCATTCCGTTTTCTAACGACGATGTAACGTATCTTGAAGGTGAGATAGAGCGTTTACGAAGTGGCAATCTTCAAAACGAAATGGTGCAGGACAACATCCGCAGATTGCAAGGCGACTTAGCCCTGAACAAGCAGGAGTCAGCTCTAAACAATTGGCTTGAGAACACATACAAAAACTACGTCAAGAACGAGATGGCGACACCTGAAGACAGGGTGCGCAAGATGTTTGACCGTCGCTCAGAAGACGTAGAGAAGCTAGAAGCTAAGTACGAAAAAGACATTACCAAACTGGAAACAAAGCTGGCAAATGCTAAGGCTCAACCACAAAGCAGGGAGAGAGACCAAGCGATTGCTTACCTTGAGCGCGACATTCAAG